AAAATTAAACTTGATGAAAACTGGTTTGTTCCTGGTGATGTTATTCACCCTGGTACTACTAACAAAAAATATCAAGTTCGTATTCAAGAAGAGCCTTACAGACATGGTAAAGGTTGGATTTACACAGTAAGATTAATGTCAGATAATGGTGCTGATTTCTTACCTGTAAGTTACTTACAACCAGGTACTCAATGGGCAAAATTGTTTTCTCAATATGAAGAAGCAGGAGAACAAAGTGGTTCAACTCAATATTCTCTTCCTATCACATTGAAAAACAGACTTTCTCGTTTTAGAAAGAAATACCAAATCACAGGTGATGCACACAATCAGGTTTTGGCTGTTAAAGTTCCAGATCCACAAGGTAAAATGCATGACACTTGGATTAAATATGCTGAAGTAGAATACTGGCAACAATGGTACAAAGAATTGGAAAGAGGTTATTGGTACTCTAGAAGTACAGACTCAGTTCTTGGTGCTAATGGTAGACCTATCTATTCTGGTCCTGGTATTCAAGAGCAATTGGAAGATTCTCACGTTCATTATTATACACATCTAACTGCTACTCTTATTGAAGAGTATTTGATGGACATTTTCTACTCTCGTGTTAAACCTGGTGGACAAAGAAAAATCAAAGCATTTACAGGTGAATATGGTATGATTATTTTCCATCGTGCAATCCAAGATTGGATGGAGAAAAAAGGATTTATCCAAGTTGTTGACCAATTGTTTATTGACAAAACTACATCTCCTTATAATGATAATTCATTAGTAGCAGGTTATCAGTTTGTTAAGTATAGAATGGCTAACGGTGCTGAACTTGAGTTGATTCACAATCCTCTTTATGATGATAGAGAGATTAACTTTGAAATTGACCCTGTTACAGGTTATCCTACTGAATCAATGAGATTTACTTTCCTTGATTTCTCTGGTGAAAAAGGAGAATCTAATATCAAGCGTATTAAGAAAAAAGGTGGTATGTCATTGATTTATACTGCAGGTCTTGTTACACCTTATGGTCCTGTTAACAACAAACTTGCTTCTCACTCTGGTGACTACTATGAAATGCATGTTAAAGACCAATGTGGTATTCACATGGAAGATGTATCTCGTTGTGGTGAATTAATACTATCTCGTGGATAATATAAAATAAAAAAGTGAGGGATTTATTCCCTCACTTTTTAAAAACCTCAAAATCAAAAATTTAAGAATTATGTCAGAAAGAAATCCAAACTTAGTTGAATTAAGACCTATTGAAAATGTAAAATGGCATGGTAAATCAGGTAAAGATAATTTTGCTCAAGATAAATCTTCTCAAGTATTGTATAATCCATTAACAGGTAAATATGCTACAGGATTAACAGAAGAAGAAGCAAAAAAATATGGAGAGTTAATGGGAGTAGATTTAGGTGATACTTTTAATCCAAATAAACCACATGAATTTTGGAGTACAAAAGTAGCTCATTTAAAATTTCCAAATAGAACTTTAATTTTAGATATGGCTAAGCCATTAGATTTTATTAAAGTTAAAAATTATAAAGCATCTTTATATGTTGCTAATTCTGAAAAAGAATATCAAGAAGGTTTGTGGCCTTTAGCAACACATATTCTTTATGATGAAAGTGAACATATTGAAATAGAAGCACACAAAATCAATAAGAAAAAAGAAGCATATAAAATTGCAGACAAGTTAACTAAAGAGCAAAAAGTATCACTCATTCAAATTCTTTTAGATATTTCAGTAAGAAAACAATCTAATGAATTTATTGAGGTTAAAATAGGAGAGATTATAGAAGGAGATTTAATTAATGATTTCCTTAAATATTCTAAATTAGACAAACAGTTTGTATATGTTAAAGGTATGGTGGTAGAAGCATTATATAAAAATATATTAAACAAGGAAGGTTCAGGAATTTATTACATGAGTGATATTCTTGGACATAGTGTAGATGATGTGGTAGAATATTTCTTATCACCACAAAATCAAGAAATTAAAGCAAGGATTCTTGAAAAATTAAATTAAAATTATAGATAGCAGGCATGGATATCAGAGCAATGCATTATGACTTAAAAGTCAAACTTAATAAATTAGATTCACAACAATACAGAAACCTTAGAGTTCCTGAAATTGATTGGGCATTAAATGAAGCTCAAGAAGTCTTTATTAAGATGATTGCTGAACCAAGATCTAAAAACGGATATGGTTTTGAGGTAAACCAGAGGAGTATAGATGACATTAGAACAATTGTTGTTAATGAGCTTACTCCTCTTCCTGCTATTATATTTAACTCTAGTTCTTACAAAGTTACCTTACCACAAGATTATTTATTTTTTGTATCAGGGTATGCTTGTATTAGCAGAGGTAGTTGTCAAAATGTACAAGCAAGATTGTTTGTTAGACAACATGATGATACACACGAAGAAAGTCCTTTTGACAGTAGTGACTTTGATTGGTTAGAAGTAAACATTAGATTTTTTGAAGATGGACTTCGTGTTTTTAGTGATGAAACCTTTATTGTAAACTCTATATGTGAATTTAATTATATTAGGAAACCTGCTTATATGCAAAATGCTCAAGATTATGTAGGGGGAACTTATAAACTACCTAATGGTGTTATACTAACAGGTAGTCAAAATTGTGAGTTACCTGACCATACTCATAGAGAAATTGTAGATTTAGCAGCATTGATTATTACAGGTCAATTGCAAATTCCTGATTATCAAATTAAACAATCTAAAATTAGTCTTTTAAACAATTAAAATTTTTTAAAAAATGAGTGCTAATAATCCAGTATTTCAAGTGCTTGTACCATTAAATGATCAAGCAGTATTAGGAGCAGGTTTACCTGTTACTTCTCTTGCTGTAGGTCAAATTGGTGTATTCTCTTATACAACAGGACTATCTCAAAGTGCAGCTACCATTGTTAATGAAAGAGCTATCTTTCTTGCAGTAGGTGTAGATGAAAATGGTGATGGTGTTGTAGATACAATTGCTACATCAGCAGGTACAAATATCCCAAGAGCATATCTTGATGCTTATTCTTTCAGATGTTATAACCCTGAAAGATCTCATACAGTAGATATTACTGATTTCAGTAACATTAACTGTGAAACTACTTATTCAGTTAAAGTAGAATTTAGAGGTAATACTCAAGCTTATGAGATGTTTGGTTTTAACCAATTCTCAAAAACATTTTCTGTTACTACTAGTTGTTGTGGTTCAGGTTGTGCATGTCCTGATGGAGATTGCAATGAACTTGCTGAACTTCTTGTAAATGCAGTTAATGCTGACAAAGATGGTATTGTGTTAGCTCAATACATTGATTACACTACAACTCCTGGTACTCCTATTGTAGTTGCTGCTTCTGGTGTTGCTGCATGGATTGCTGCTAATCCTGGTCTTTGTCTTGGTGTAAGACTTGTAACTATTCCTTCTAAATTGTATGCTTATTGTAATGTTCCTCTTAAATATTACAAGAATGTACAATTTAAAATGCTTGTTTCTCTTCTTGAGCCATTAAACTGTGATGCAGTTGTAGCTACTTTTGCTGAGCCTTCATTTGGTGAAGGTCAAGGTAAAGATATTGGATGGTTAGAGTATGAAGCAGGTGGGTACAATGGAAAACCTGGTCCTTACAGAGTAGGTGAAATGTTGGGAACAGCATTTACTAATTTCCAAAGATTTTCTACTAATGCAGGTAAATACAACCAATTAAACCTTCATTATTCTCCTGAATCTGTTGGAGGATGGCAAGAATACAAAAACAAAATGAACACTATTGTTGCTGCTCAATGTACTACTGGTGGTAGTGCTAACAGAACATTTAATGGTTTGTTGCCTATTCTTGATGCTTTCTTTGCAGTAGAAGGTTATGAAGCTATGGACCCTGTTTTAGCTAATTGTGATTGTGAAGATGTAGTTTACACTTCTGATTATGATGACCCAACTGAAGATGGTTTAGGATAATACCTATTAATATAAAAAGGGAGAGATTTCTCTCCCTTTTTTTCTTTTAACAATTTAAAATTAATATAAAATGGGATTACCTTATTTTTTAGAAAAGGAAATTAAAAAACTTATTTATTGTTGTGCTAGTGCTTCTAACATGTTAAGAAGACCTAATGATGAAAGTTTTATTGTAGTAAATAACAAATCTACTGTAGGCCCACACAATTTACCTAATAATGTTACTACAACTGTTCAAACAGGTCAATACTATAAAACTAATGAAGTTTATGAAACTTTTGGTGTAATTAATTTAGCAACAGATACTAGTCCTTTTGTTATTACTACAGGAGCTGCTACTTTAATTGGTGCTGATGTTATTTATATTGATGGAGCAACAGGTGATCAAATATATTCTAATGGAACTGATGTTGCTACATTTGATGGTATATTAAGTTTAACTGGTGGTGACATTGTTTTAACTTGGTCTACTACTCATTCAGCAGGTGATGGAGTAACAATATTTGTAAGACATACAATTTCCTAAATAAATGCTTACACTTTCAAAAACTGAAAACTGTAGCTATATAGAAGTAAAGTCAGAAACTCTTTCTGACTTTATTTCTAATAGTGATAACTATACTAATTTTGTTGTTTCAGGAACACTTAATTGTTGTACATCAGAAACAAATACTGTAACTATTACAGAAGATGATATATTAAATACAGAATGGAAATTACAATTTCCAACTGATTCTTCATTAATAATTACAGGATTATATTTTCAAAATATCTATACAAATCAACAATGGAATATATTTTCAACTCAATATGATTTAGTTGATTATATGTGTTCTACAGGAGACATTACAGATTTATTTGTAATAATACAAAATTGGTTTACTGCAAACTTGGGAGTAACTATAACTCAATCATATACTTATGATGCAGGAACAAATACTTGTACTTATGAGATTTCAAATTTACCTGATGGTATTGCTCCTGTATATTTAAGTTTAGAAAATAGTTTAGCTATACCTTCACAAGTATATTTTCAATATTTTCCTGTTAATAGTTTATTGTTTACAGGAACATCTATGTTGGTAAGTCCATCTTTTTTTAGTTTATTAAACTATGTAGATGGAGTATATTCATTTACTTTAACATACACTACTGAAACAGGAGATATTATAACTGAAACAAATTGTTTTTTCCTTGATTGTGTTACAGCTTGTAATGTATCAACAAAATTACAATCTTTAATGACTCAAGATAAAACTGCTACTAATTTCTTTTTATTACATTATACTCTAACAGAAGGTTCTAATTGTGGTTGTAACTGTGCAGAGTTATGTGAAATATTCACGAAATTGTGCAATGAATTAAATTCTTCTGACACTTGTAATTGTGGTTGCTAATGAATTGGAATTGTAATATAGTTAAATATATGTATGACAGAGTAATCCGTAGAAGATATGGATTACTCTGTACTGATGATACTTCTAATGAAGCATTTATAACTTCTTATCTAAATAGATTAGGTTGTCAAGTAATTAATACATCTTGTTATGGTGATAATAAACCATGTGAAACTACAACATATTCAAGTTGTGGAACAAGTGTAAATCTTAGTTATACAGTAATTGATAATTATTATACTTTTACTGCTCAGGCAACAGGTGTTGTTAATCCTACAACTTATTCTTGGAATTATAATATTTCAGATTGGATTTTTGTTTCTCAAACAAATAATCAATTAGTTTTATTTCCTGCTGTAACCACAGGTCAAAGTATAACTACACTTGTAACTGTAATAGGTACAGACTCAAGAGGTTGTAAAGGAATTGATGGAGAAGAAATAACTTATACATATTGTAATACAACTATATTACCCAACATTAGTTTTGAATGTGAAGAATCAAGTCCTGGTGTATATACAGGTTTAGCAACATTAACTGTTAGTCCTTCAGGTGGAACAGCTCCTTATACAGTTACAGGTTCTATAAATGGAAATCCTCCTGTTAGCTTAACAACAGGTATGATAGTAACTACAGGAGATAATATAACTAATATAATAGTAACAGATGACAATGGGTGTGTTTCTAGTTCTTCTAGTTTAAATGTATTATGTCCTCCTGTTCCTCAAGCTTGTCCTTGTATTGAAAATGAATGTGTTTCTACAGAAACATTTGAGTTTACAACAACAATAGTTAATTATACTGTTGTTCCAGGTCTTTTTGTTTTTTATTTCTTTTTAGATTCTCCATCAGGATATACAGGTTCTTTAAGAGGTTCTTATAAAATTAATAACTTGTCATTACAACCTTATTATTATAATAGACCATTAAATGTAGATAAATATTATAATACTTGTAATGATTCTCCAAGAATAGTAGTAAATGATTTTGTTGAATATGGATTTAGTGAATTAACTCCTGGTCCTATTCAATCACAACCTTTTATATCTTCTTTAGCAGGTGCTACTGATTCTCCTTGGAATGTACTTATACAACAAAATAATGTTTTAAATTTTCAAGCAGGTGGTCCTATATCTATTGATATTGATTTATATATAACTAATGATGTATCAGGAGTAAAATGTGTTTATTCAGGAACAATTGAAATGTTAGTTCCTAATGAATTATCTACAGAATATGATACTGATGTTTATTACAATA